CCAAGGTCTGGTAGGTTTATAACCCACTTTTGAGTATTGTATTAAATTTATTAAAATCTATCTAGTAGGTTTATAACCACTTTTGAGTATTGTATTATAACAATATTAGACTGTAACACTATACATCGTACCCCCTCGGCCTCTTTTGCCCAGTTTTACGTCCTAACACTGTAGTTAAACGACCTAACGCTAAATATCTAATGCTATCTGCCCCATTACTTGACTCATCATGTAAAGGTTTATTCTTCCATACTTGCCTTTTATCATCCCATTCCTTAGTGTAATTCATTAGACATTTCATGATATAGGTGCATTTTGCATCTATCCATAAGCGACTCAATAAATCACGGACAGCATTAATTCCGTCTTGAACAGACACTTTAGCTAATACTGTTATGTAAGCCTGGGGTATTTCATTCTCGAAAGCCTCTTTACGAGTTAAGCCAGAGGTTAGTTCTTTAACTTCAGCATCGTGAGGCAGAATGATGTGATTGAGTTGGGGATAATATTCCTTCTCCTTTAATTCATCACAATAGTATTTGATATCTTCTCCATTACCGTAAACTTCATCTATAATACGGGTACTATCGTTATAATCTTGGAAGACAGTAATTACCATTGTGTCGTCCATACCAAGGTCTGCAGCAATTTGTACGTCAAGGTTCTTATCATATAAGTCATATACAATGCGTTTTTGCTTGACAACTTGAGTTAGGTATTTGTGTGCATAGTAAGCACCAGCTCTATTGACCATGAAGGCTTCTTCTTCTGTGCTAGGATATTCTTGGTATATTTCGTCGCCTAACTCTCTATATTGCATTATCCAGAAGTTCTTTTGCTCTAGTGATATAACTCTGTTAAGCTCCAGTTCAATCTTTTCAAAATACTTAGCTGTCTTATCATCTATTACTTGTGGCATAGACTCAACACATGTAGGGTCGTCCAACCAACTAAGGAAGACAGGATAAAAATCCTTAGGTGAAAGCGCGTTGACATTGGTCACGGCTTTTTCCCAGTCTGTCTTGAACATATTATCACCTTCAGCAGTAGACTCAATAACTACGGGGTTTCCAGCTGCAATAGTTTGGAGTGTCCCAGTCTTAGTTTCTTTAGCTTTCTTGGGATAGTTGTTGGCAATTTTACCCATTTCTGATATATGTAATCTTTGAAGTGTTGTGGACCTAAAGCTAGTTCTTACAAATATTTTGGACCCTGTTGAGAGTGACAAGCGTTTTGTGTTATCTTCAACTACACTTAAACCAAGCAACTGTTTGGTTGATAAAGGGAATTCATCCCATAGCAATTTTACACGCTCCAATAATGTTGAGGCTTCATCTTGCCCTTGGGCCATTAGTCCTATAGAAAGGTTTTTACGAAAGCATAAGTCATCAAAAAAGTCAATCAACCAAAATGTGGATATGCCTTGCTGACGCGATTTAAGGATTATAAGCCTTGGGTGGTGTAATTTAGCTGCGTATACGCGATGTTGTGATAAGTTCATAACAAAGCGAACTTTGTTACCATATTTATCAATAATAGTATATAAATTGTTTAAACGCCAGAGTTTTGAAATTAAGTAGTTTTTAACTAAATCGTCGTTATTTTTAGGTTTAGAATAAAATAAGTCAATATTATCAACAATTTTCTTACCTTTATACAATTCCAAAAACTTAGGCTTATCTATAGATAGCATTAATCAAGCCCTAATTCTTCTATTAAATCCAAAGTTGTAGACCCACATTCATCACCATTAGTTCCTTTTGCACTACCTACAAAACTTTTATATAACATACTACAACTAGCGGATAATAGTTGAATTGATTTTGACTGAGCTAAATCACCTGTGTATATATTAGCTCTAGCGGCGTCGATTAAATCAATCGCGGTTATTTCTAACTTATCTTGTATTCTTTGTCTATTTACTTCTGAAGGACTTAGTATTTCTCCGTCTGCAACTCTTTGTATTGCATTTAGATTGGCTTGAAGGTGTATTAAATCATTAGGTTCTAACTTATTAAACCATTCTTCAACTAATTTTTCTGGTAACCCACACTCTTCTGCAACTTGTATTATAGAGTCTCCACCTTTTAACTTAGCTATAGCTGAAGCTTTTAGATTATCGTTAATAGTCACTATTTAACCTTTATTTTTTCATTATAATCTTTTATAGCTTTTAATATTAAATAACTAAAGCTTATACCAGTTTTTGAGCTATGATAACTTAATTTTTCTACTTCTATTATATTTTCTTTATCGGTAGGTTTAACAGAAAAAGTAAATATTCTTTTATTTTCCATTTTGAATCCTTTTTATAAGTTTTAATATATTTTCTCGTTCTTTTTCTGGATTTAACCCACCTAAATAACAAACCATTTCAAAATCTTTTTTTTCTTTTTTAACCCATTTTATAGCTGCTTCTTTTGCTTGTGGAGTAGATTTAATATCTATTATAGCCTGTAATAATACTGCTTGCCATAGCGCTTTAATTTCTATAAGGTCTAAATTTGAATTTTGTTGTATCGTTTGCATAACATACTACTTGTATTAAATTTAATAACTTTTATTATAACAGTTTTTTGTTTACATGTACATAAAAAAATGATAAAATTAAATATATTTTGGTTTTATTTATAAAACTATTTTAAATTTTAGAGGTAAAATAATGGGTACTCCAGAGAATAAATCTGATACTCCACCTGCGGACATTTATGATGATTTGTTACCGCCTGTGGATAACTCAGGCGAAACTAAATCAGAAACAACAGATAATACATCTAATGATGTAGATCCTGTTGTTAAATTTGAGCAATCGGTTAACGAAGCTGTTAAAAGTATTAAAAGAGGTGAAGACGGTAAATATGTTTTACCAGAAGGTCTATCTCCAGAAATTCGTTTTGCCGCCATTGCTGAGCAACGCAGACGTGATACTCAATCAGAGTATACTAAAATATCTCAAAGTAAAAAAGCACTTGAAGTAGAAAATAGCGCTTTAAAGAAAAAAGCTATTGGTAATGTTAAAGTCTCATTAACCGAAGAGCAAGAAGAAGAGTTAGACAATCTTAAATTCTCTGACCCTGAAGCTTGGCGTGTCAAGGTAAATAAATATGAGCAAGAAGCTTTAGCAAAATATACCGAAGAGCTTAATACTGAAATAACGCAGATTTCTAGTGAAGAGCTAAAGCAAAGTGAACTGGAACGTAGAAAAGAAGTATTAAAGAAGTTCAATCAGGAAAATCCTGATTCTCAACTTAACGATACAGTGTTTGAAAACGACATTCCTCCACGTATAAGTAAAAGATTGGAGACTGGCGAAATATCATTTGAAAACTTTTTACAAGAAGCGAAGGACTATCTTACTGCAGGTAAGAGTGTTAAACGCGATAAGTTACCTAACGACCCTAATTTATCTAAAGTCGGAGGTGGTGATAAACCAGATGAGCACGGCGAAAAAGAGGATATTATATTATCCTATAATAATGAAATATTTTAAACATTAATTATGGAGAAGTAAGATGGTAGCATTACCTTTTACTAGTGAACTAAAGCGTAAAAAATGGATGCGTGAAGGTTTACTACAAGCCGCTTCAAAATCATTTTGGACTCCTTACACTGGAAACTCGTCTAATTCTGTAGTGGTACAAGCAAATAATACTAATGCTTCTGAAGGACATACTGTTGTATTTGATTATGATGGTAACCTTTCTGGGAAAGCGATTAAAGGCAAAGAAACTGCTTTTGGTAAAGGTGAGCAGAAAAAGAAGTTTAGTAATACCCTTACTGTTGCTCGTTATCGCTTAGTTGTTGATAATGGCGATGCTTTTGATGGTGTTGATATTGGCGATTTGTCATTAACTCAACATAGCGATAGTCGTACTAAACTAGGTGACTTATTTGTACGTTGGAAAGACCAAGCATTGTTTGACGTAGCTCAAGGAATACATGATCTTTCACCTTCACATATTATTGATTTAGGTTCTACTTTTGGCTATAATGAACTTTTAACTATAGAAGAAAAGATTAAAAATGGTACAGGTTATGATACAGGGTCTACTCGTAGACCTCTAGCTCCTTATACACTTTCTGATGGAAAACCTTGTTGGTTGTTCATAATGGACCCTTCAATGGCTACATTCCTTAAGAAATCTTCTGCTTATCAAACTATTATGTATAATGCAGATGTACGTGGAAACAACAACCGCTTAATTAAAGGGGTTTTTGGTAAGGTTGGAAACTTGTACTTAGTTGAAGCAGATGCTTTCTTTGGCGACACTGATAGCGCAGCTTCTACTTTTGGTTTTGAGTTTACTGAAGTTGAGATTGCTGGCTTACGTAAGAAAGATAGCGCGGGTAAATGGACAGGTCAAACTGGTTACGATTCAACTTTAGCTCAAACTTCACGCGGTTTAATCCTTGGTGCTAATGCAATACAATTAGGTTTCGGTAAAATGCCTGATTATCGCTTCCAAGCAAGTGAAGACTTTGCTATTAAATCAGAAAGTTGCGTTGAATTTTGGACAGAAGCACAGAAAACTAGACTTCTTGCTGAAAACCAAGACTATAAGCAAGCAGTTGTATCTGGGATTGACAATGGAATTATCTGTGTGGACTTAGAAACTCAACCTGCTCCTTAATTATAAGGCTCTTAATTGAGCCTTATAATTATAGTTGCATACTTATAATTATAACATAGGAGTCATAAAATGACTGATTTAAGACGCATAAGGAAGAATTATGAGAAAAAAGTTATCTCTGTTTCTTCTGCTAATGTAAAACATACTGATGTTGATAGTACAGCTTCAAATGAACTTTTTGAGCTTCCAGCAAATTGTCTAATAATTGAAGCAGGGGTACAACGTGTTGTAGCTGGTCAAGCCAATTTGACAGTTGACTTTGGTTTTGATGGTGGCAATGAGCTTGGAGATGGTCTAGCACTAAACGGTACTGGATATATTCAGGACCCTCAAGCTGGAACTATTGATGCTTTAACATTAACTGAAGGCGCTCCAAATACTTTAGCTTCTGGTACAACAACTCTTACAAAAGCTCCACGTATTCCAACTGGAACAGGTAAAACTGTTACAGCTAAATTTAGCGCAGACCCTTCTGCAGGAGAATTTGAGTTTATTTGTGTTTATATCGAGTTCGGTAAAAATAACGGCGAATACACTGATTTTGGCGCATAATTAGTCATTAGTTAATCTTTATAGGGCCGAGTCAAGTCGGCCCTATATCTGAGTTTTTAGGTATATTATGGTTACAGCTGAAGAAGTAATAAAAGATGCGAGGCATACTCTGTCAGATTTAGCCAGAGAACGTTGGACTGATGGTAGATTACTATCTTTATTAAATGATGGTTTAGTTGATATATCTAAAAATACAATATTATATGTACGTGAAAAATATGTAGAACTTATAAATAATCAAACTTTATATGATTTATCTAGTTTTGCGTATAAGATTTTACGCGTTGAATTTGAAGATAAACCGTTAAAGCAAACATCCAGAAATGAGTTAGATAGAATAAATTCTACTTGGCAAGCTGAAACCAGTGAAAAAATAACGCATTATTTAGTAGATAAATTACAAGAAGGTCGCATGCTTGTTTATCCTACTCCAGTAAATGCAGTAATCGATAATATTAATTTTGGTGGTAGCTATGGTATAATTACTGGTGTAACCTATAGTGACTTGCAGCTTAATCTAGGTGATACCCTTGGAGATTTAGGTGAAGTTAAAGAGGATGGATTTATTAAAGTATTTTATATTGAAACACCTACAACGATAACCGACATTATTTCTACTATAAACATTAGTGTTGTAGCAAAAGAACCTTTAGCACATTACATAGCTGGTAGAGCATTAAGAGATAATCACGATGCGCAAAATAGGTCTATGGGTGTAGAAGAAATTAATTTATATGTCAAGCAATTAGAAGATTATTCTTTAGAAAAAGCTAAAAACTTTTCTCAAGTTGCTTATAGTGTACCATATAGACCATTTGGAGTTTAACATGAGCAGTGAAAAAATAACTTTTCAAAGAAATTTAATATGCCTTGAAGATTTAAACCTAGGTTCTGGTTCTGTTACACAAGTTAGAGGTACCACAAGTACAATATTAACTAAAATTAATGCGAGTAATTTTCCTTATGATGATGATTTTTCTATTAAAGAAAAAATTGACTCTTTAGATAATACTTTATATGTGGATGTTAATAACTTACCTGTTTATATAGCTACACCTAGAGATGCTTCATCTTTAAATTTAGTTGATGTTATCTGGATTAAAGAAATATCAAGCACTGAATGGCATGTGTATTATTATGATACAATAATGTTCAAGTTTAATCCTGATACAGGGGATTTAATATTAGATTCAAGTTTATTTGATGCATCTGTTGCAGATTTAACTTCTGCTTACGAAGCAGCAGATGATGATGTTGCAACTGCTATGACTGCTTTGATTAATGCTGAAACAACTGCAAGAGCAGCTTCAGAAGCTCAAATTGCTTTAGACTATGTTGCAGCAGATTTAGCTTTAGTATCTAGTTTAGAGCTTGGTACAGCTTCTAGGTTAGATGCAGGCACTAGTGCTTTAAATGTTATTCAATTAGATAATTCAGCAAAATTACCTGCTGTTGATGGAAGCTTATTAACTAATTTACCTGTAGCAACTGCCCCCGCGGGCTCTGTAGTACAAAGAACAGTAGATGAGAGTACAGCTGTTACTTCATATTCCAGCTTAATTCCAAGAGCAGGTTCTGCACCTGCTATAACCGAAGGAACGCAATTATTTTCACGTAGTTTTACCCCTTCTGCTACAGGTAATAAAATATTAATAAAATTTAGAGGTAGTATACATCCTTCTGCTTTAGGTGTTGCAGGAGCAGCTTTATTATTTGTTGATGGGACTTTTGTAAGAGGTGATTACGCTCGTGCGTCAATTAATGGCACAACTTATCCATTAGCACTTACAATAGAATACGAACATACCGCAGCAAGTACTAGTCCAGTAGCTATTGAACTAAGAGTAGGACCAGCTATAACAGCAGGTAGTATACAATTTAACGATAATTCATGGGGTTCTTCCGGTAAAGGAGTAACTATGGTTATTGAAGAGGTTAAAGTTTAATGAAACTAGATAATTTTAGTGGTGGTTTAGCTACTAGAAAAGACGAAACTTTAGTTATGCCTAATGAAGCACTTCTATATAAAAATATAGATAATGCTAAAGGCAATCTCACATCCATTAAAGACTATACTTTATCCGGAACAGCAATAGATAGATGGTTTTATAAATTTAGTGATACTTGGTACAGCAGTACAAACGATAGGGAATATATTGAATATAATAATAAACTTTATTGGTCGGAAAAAGAAAACTACGCTCAAAAAGTAGTAAGTGGGACAGTTAAACCATTAGGTATAACCGCTCCTACAGTTAAATTAACAACAGTAGATGGTGGGACTGGTAGTATTTCTACTTCATCTGAAACTTTACAATATATGTATACTTTTTACGATAGTAGTGAAGGTATTGAAAGTGCACCTTCGCCTGTTTCAGATGAATTAAGTTTAAGCGCTAATAAAGAAGTCGATATTTCAGATTTTCAAACATCTTCGAATGTGTTTGTAGATAAAATACGTATATATCGTATTGGTGCAGATGCAACAGATTTTACGCTGATTGTTGAAATTGACAATGGAGATACTACATATACAGATAATATTCAAACTATAAATGCCATAGGTACAATATTATCTACTTATGATTATACCCCGCCACCTGTAGGTTTAAGATATTTTACTGAAGCATATGGCATAATATTTGCAGCTAAAAATAATTATCTATATTTTAGCGAGATTGGTCTACCTGATGCTTGGCCTGCGGCTAACACAATTTTAATATCGGGAATTATAACAGGCATAGCTGCAATACCAGATGGTTTAGCTATTTATATTAATAGTAAAGCTTATTTATTACTAGGTACGTCTTCAGCTAATTTTAGGCTAGTTTTACTTAGCGCTGAACATGGTTGTATAAATCATAATACAATTAAAGTAGTAAAGAATACCTTAATTTGGGTTTCTTCAGATGGTATTTGTTCTTTATCTGGTGGTATACAAGTTGTTACGAAAGAAAAATTAGGTAGAATTAGTTTAAATACAATATCTGCTACTGTTTATAGCGAACAGTATATGTTAACTTTAACAGATGGTTCTTTATTTATTTTTGATTTAAGGTTTAATCCATTTATATTTAAAACAATAGAGTTTAATACGGTTGAAGTTTATAATTTAGGTGTATTTGACAATGTTTTATATGGTGTTATAAATGAGCAAATAGCTACGTTGTTTACGGGTAGACAGATAGATTTTTACTATGAATCGCCTGTATTAGCCGATGGCGAGCCTTCTAATATAAAATTGTACAACAATATTTATGTTAGCGCAGAAGGTGAATTTTTATTTGACATTTATATTGATGGGGTTAAAGTTTTAAATAAAAAGCTAAATGGGGATAGAATATTTGAGTTAAAAGTACCTCAGGAATATCAAAGAGGTAGCGATATTCAATTTAAAATTCAAGGTACAGGTGTAATTAAGGAAATTGAGTATAAAATAGCGGGAAGAGAAAATGGTAGATAGTATAAATATTCCTCAAAATTTAACAAAAGTGGTTGAAATTGACTTTAATGTTAGAGATACATCAGAGCCTTTAAAGCGTTTTTTAACTGATTTGCTAATAAGGATAGAACAGTTAGAAGAAAGAGTAACTGAATTAGAGAGTTTATAATGGATATTAGAGTTTTAAAAAATGAGGATATAATACAGTTGTTAGCTTTATCAACTGAAATGTATAAAAGTATTAATAACTTAGTTAACGACTTTGGGGCTATTAATACAGTTATTCATGAAATAAATACTCAACAAGATTTTACTGCTGTTGGTTTATTTGACGTAGACAAACTTGTAGGGTTTACAAAAGGTTATTATTTTTCAAAAAAAATATTTCATTTTTCCGGGATTTATGTTATAATGAAAAATACAAAATTTACTAAAGATTTAATTGATTTTAGTTTAAATCTAGTTAAAGAAAAGGGATACTCTGCTTGGACTGCTAAAGCCTCAAATAGCAATATTTCTTCTATTTTACAAACTAAATATAATGCACAAGTTGACTATACACAACTTATTAAGGAGTTTGATTAATGGGAGATGTAATAGGGGGTATTACGGACGCTGTAGGTCTTACTAATCGTAAAGGCGAGAAAAAAGCAGCTCAAGCCGCAGCAGACGCTAATAAAGCTGCTGTAGCTATGTCTAAAGAGCAGATTGACTTTTCTAAAGAACAACTGGAGTTTCAAAAAGAACAATATGCGGATTGGGAAGCTGTATACGGTAGTTTACAGCAAAATCTTGGTGACTACTATAATAGTCTTGACGCCGATGAGCTTGTTACATTAGGACTTGAAAACCAACAAAAAGAATTTCAAGCTGTTGAAACATCTATAAGACGTGATGCTGCGCAAAGAGGTCTAAAAAATAGCGGTTTAGAGTATTATGAGGTTAATAAAGCTAAAGTAGGTAACGCCATTGCCAGAGCTTCGATAAGAACTAGTGGCGATAAAATGGTAGCAGAAGAAAAACTTAAGTTTTTAGGTGTTGGTTTAGGTCAAGGTACAGCATTGTTAGGTAATGTAGGTAGCTCAGCTAATACTGTAACAAGTGCTTATAATTCTGGTATAAACTCAAGGAATAATTTTGGTAACTCTTACATAAATCAATCTACACAATTAGGCGTGCAAAATATGAATAGTATGGGCGATTTAATAGGTGCAGGTGCATCTATAGCTTCAGCTGCTATTATGGCTTCAGATAGAGAGTTAAAAGAAAATATTAAAAAAGTTGGTTATGAAAAAGGTTTTAATATTTATGAGTTTAATTATAAGGGAGATAAACAAAAATATAAAGGTGTTTTAGCGCAAGAAGTAATTAAAGTTAAACCTGAAGCTATTGTGCATACTGATAACGCTATTTTAGTAGATTATGATGCTATAGGATTAAAAATGGAGAAAGTATAATGTCAGGACCAATTACAGCGGGTGTTAATAGAGGTATAGCATTAGGTCTTCAAGAAAGAGGACGTAGAGAAGAATTACGTTTTCAAAAAGAAAAACGCGACCAAGAGCTAAAAATAATGGGTTACGACCCTGAAACTATGAATGTTATACCTGGTTCGCCTGCAGATGTTGAAAAAGCTAAAAACGCTCAAACTTTACAAATGTATAAAGCATTAGAAGGAAAATTAGCCGCTCAAGATACAGATACCGCTATTTTAGACTTTTCTGAAACTGGTGATGCAAAATACTTACAAAATGCATTAGATAAAAATCCTGCATTAAAGAATGCTTGGGCGCAAAGAGGGGTGTTAAATGTAGGCAATCTAGATTGGCAAAATGATTCGGATTTATTAAAGAAAAATGGTTTTAATACAGCTGAGTATGATACGGAAGAAAAACAAAACTTATTACGTAAAAATGTTTACAAATTTTATGACGGTAAACAATGGAAGTTAGGCATGCTTAATAATGTTATGGTTGAAACAGGAGCCATGCAAAGATTAGGTAAACATAGAGCACAAGGAATAGTTAATAATTATAAACAGTTTAGAGAGTTTATGGCAGGTCCACGTTCTTCTCCTAATACTGCTGAAGGCCATAAATTTGAGAGTGAAATTATGCAAGCATCAGATTCAACAGGTGTACCTGCTAATTTATTGGCAGCTATGACAAATGTGGATTCTGACTTATCGCCAGCAAAAGAAAATATTGCGGGTAATGCAGAACGCATGAAAGAACTATTAACTAAGTATAATGGTGATACTAGATTAGCTTTAGCAGCATTTGCAGGGGGTGAGGCTAATGTAGATAAGCATAACGGTGTACCCCCAATGTTAGATACACAAAAATATGTATCAACTGTTTTAAATAATTTTTCTAATGGTGAAAGTTATTACGTAGATAATACTGCTATACAAGAAGGCCAGCAAATGGGGCCTCAGTCTATGGTTAATCCACCTAATATAGAAGATTTAAACAACAGGCAAAAACAATATTTAGATAATAGAATTGCTACTATTCAAAACTTTATTCGTGGTAACGCAAATGCTGCTCAAGGTACTACAAATAAAAATGAAGACACAAAAGTTGATTTAGCTAAACAAGAGGCCAAAAATCAATCTCGTGGTTTAGACATTAGAGAGAGAGAATTAATCACTAAAATACAAGAAAATTTTATCAAACTAAGAACTGATGGGTCTACAACAGTACAAAAGGATTTAGTTGCGGCAGAAAACCAAACTATAGATTTATTGAACAAGTTTGGAGGTGAAGATAATTTCTTTAATACTGATTTTTCGAATGAAAAGAATTTTAATAAAGCATGGCAAAATGTTGTTAAAATTAATAAACTTGAAGGCACAGAACTTACTCAAAAAGATAAGGAAAACATAACTGAGATTAGAGGGCTGATAAGTTTAGCAGGCCCTGCTAGTAGACTTTCATCAACACAAACAGGTATAGTTGACAAAACATTATCAGATTTTAAAAAATATGTATCTGAATCTGTACCAAAAGCAGATAGAACAGCTGCTATGGCAAGTTTTAGAAATAGCCTAAAACATGCTTTATTTGGCTCTGCTCAAACTGAGGGTGAAATAAAAGCATTTAATGAAGCTTTTGGTACAAATAAACAAAAACTAGGGCCAGTTTTGAGACAGTTTAAAGTTGCTTTAACTCAAGTACAAGATAAATTAGACTCAGCTGCAAAATTAGGTAATCCTTACACTATGCATGTTATGGTTGGCGCAGATAGAAACAAATTAAATAATATAAGAAGTGCTTTACAACAAAGAATTGATTATATAGAAGGTAGACAACCTGTTCAACAAAAACCTTCTTTAGATTCAATATTTGAAGGAGCCGCAGACTAATGAAAACAGATTTAAACACTATTAGAGATACATTTAAAATAAGTTATGACACTTATTATGATAGTCGCCTTGAAGGAGAAGAGGTTGACGATATGTATCATAATAGACAGTATAATAGAGAGCAGTTAGCAACTTTAGCTAACCGCGGTCAACCAGCTGAAACTTTTAACGTTATTAAATTGTTTGGTAGATTATTATTAGGTTATTATTCTACAGTAGTTAATACTGTAAAAGTTAGCCCAGAAGATTATGTTGATATAGATACGGCTAATTTATTAAATGATGTAGTTTCTTATGTCATGAGAACTAATCATATGGAAACAGAAGGAGATAAAATAAAACTTGATGGACTATTAGCAGGTTTAATGTGTTGTTATATAGATGTTATAGAAACAGGTAGAAAGGATAGATTTGGTAGAACTATTAAAAAGATTGTTTTATCCCATGTGCCTTGGCAAGAAATATGTTTGGACCCTATGTCTAAACTTGAGGATTATAGCGATGCAAGATTTATTCATAGGTGGAAGTGGGTAACAGAAGAAGCATTAAGAACTATGTTCCCTAATAAGAAGGAAGTAATAGACGAATTAGAAGCTTATGAAAATCATTTAAACATTAATGAAGCTGAATTTGAAGATAATTTTGGTAAAGTATTTGATGGTGATTTTAAACGCTTTAATAATTATTGTTTAGTTCACACTATTATAACTGATGAAGTAGGTAAGTCTTGGTCTATTTTTTGGTGTGGAGAAAAAGAATTAAAGAGAAGTGAAGTAACACATAAAGAAGTTAAAAACCCTTATCGTGTACATAAATTAAATACTAGTCGTTTAGCAGAGCATTATGGCATATTTAGAGAAGTTGTTGAGAGCCAAAAGGCTGTAAATCAAGCTATACTTAAAATTCAACTCATGGCTAATACGCAAAAAATTATTGTTGAAGACAAAGTTGTTGACGATATAGAGGATTTTGCGGATAAAGTTAATCGTGTTAATGGTATTCTTCAAGTTAAGAATATTAACAAGATTAGAATAGAAAACATGACTAAGGAGATAGCTGACCAGTATGTTATTATAGAAAAAGCTTTTGCCCGTATACAAAGAGTTTTAGGTATTAATGATAGTTTCTTAGGCATGGCTTTTGCTTCAGATAGCGGTAGAAAAGTTAAACTACAGCAAAATTCTACTACGTTATCTTTGAGATATCTAACAGTAAGAATAGAACAATTTTATAGATTGATGGGTTGGGATTGTATTCATTTAATAAAGCAATATTATACAGCAGAACAAACTTTAAGAATAACTGATGATAGTACAGGTGAGCGTTGGGTTGCTTTAAACCAACCTATGACTATGTGGTCCGGAGAATTCGACGAAAATGGCCAACCTATTATGCAATTTGTTTGGGAAGAAGTTTTAAATCCTGCTACAAATAAACCTGAATTAGACGAAAAAGGTAATTATATAATTGCGCCTATTCCAACTAGGGAAAGTGAAGTAGCTTTTACAGACGTTGAAATAAGTATAGATAGTGCAGCTTATAATGATGAGGATGAGAAAAATCAGTTGATGCTTGAAACAGTATTACAAGGTAATATAGGTGGAGCTTTATCTGAGGTAAATCCAGCAGGATACTTTAAAGCAGCTAGTTTAACTGTTAAGTCTATGAAAACTAAATATAGCCCTGATATTAGTGGTATATTAGGGCAAACAGCTGAAATGATTGCAGGTGGAGCTGTTGCACCTCCTTCACCTGTAGATAGAACAACACCAGCTTCACCTAAGAGTCAAGCTTTAAAACTACCGCAAAACACTAATGAAGGAGTTGCTGGATGAAAGAAGAGCAGCCTATAAATAAATATAGTATGGACTATTTAGGTAGTAACAGTGAACATTTACCTAAAGTAGATTTACCAGAAGTTAAAGGTAGAGTTAATACACAACCAACAGAAATAGCAGAACCTGTAAACACAGACAACTTTAGTAATACTATTTATAAAGCTTTAAATGAAGGTTCTACAATAGTTGATGTAAAGAATAATCTAGCTAATAAAGGTATAGATGAAGATGAGGCTAATTTAACTATTACAAATGAGATAAAAGGTAAGATTAAACAAGCACGTGAAGTAGGATATGATGAAGAAGAAATAAGTAACTTTTTAGCTTCTAAAGGTTACGACCCTGAGACATTAGCTAATGCTATGCAAGCATCTAAAATTAATGAAAGTTATAAAAGATTAGACTTTAATATTAATCAAGTATCTGAGCAAGACAGAGCTATGGGTATTGCGGATACGTATAAAAGTGTGTACTCAAAATATTCAACTTTTGGTAAAGAAATAACTGGTGCTTTATTTAACGAAGAAATGGCTATTGAAGCCAGAAGAGAAATAAATCAACTAAATTATGGTGTAGTAGAAGAATTAAAGAAACAAGGTATAGAAGCATTTATACATCCTGAAGATGGTGAAGTGATGATGCGTGATGCTAACGGCTTAGTTACTGAAGTTGATAGCAGTATTTTAAATGATTTATTTAATTCTAAAGGTGAATTTGCTGGTGCAGTTGGCGGCGCTATTGCTGGAGCCAGGCTAGGTTCAATGGCTGGTGCTGCTGGAGGTTCGGTTGTTCCTGGTATAGGCACAGCTGCTGGAGGTCTTGGTGGAGCTATAGCAGGTGCAATTAGTGGTGGAGCTATGGGTGCAGCTGCAGGTAAAGCATTAGACTTAACTATTAATGCTAAAAAGTTAAGCGAAGATTTAACCGCCCAGCTTTATATGTCTCAAATGAAAGAAGCCGCAGCTGCAGATGCTATATTTGGTGTTATAGGTTCAGTTGCATGGAAGCTTTCTGCAAAAGGTTGGAGAGGGATTAAAAAAGGTTTTCAACACTTTACGCATGGGAATTCAAACGGGGCTTTTAAAGTTTTAAAAGAAAATCTTAACATTCCAGATGAAGAAGTTGCAGATATTATAGATAGCTGGGAAAGATTAAATAGGCGCAAAGCGCCAGGTAGTTCTTTTGAAGAAAAAGCTATAAGAGTTATTTCAGAAACACAAAAAGAAGTACCTGCAGCTTTAAAAACTGCCGCAGGTAGTAATGAGAGGATAACTAAAGTACTAAAACAAGAAGTAGATGAGCGCGCAAAAGGTTTACAGAAAGCTATAGCAAATATTACAGATGATAACATAGGTGGCGCTATTCGTAAAGATTTAACTAGGTATGAAAAAGATGTTAAAGATTTTTACGGCGCTGTTAAAGATATGGCGGTAAAAGAGATACAAGGTACAGACTTTAGATTTGACTACGATAAATTAGCTATTGAGCCAGTATTAAAGGATATAGGTTTGGAATTATCAGACCCTATTAAAAGGCAACAATTTGTGAATTATTCTACTAAAATTGCTAATGCTTCGGAAGATAGAACTTTTGGCGGGTTATTGGAATTAAGAGCTATTGTAAATAATTTTAAATACAGTAAAACTTCTTTAAAACCAAGAGATATTAATGCTTTAAATACAGTAATAAATAAAATTGATGGTCAAATAGGTAAAGCTGCCAAAACATATTTACCCAATGGAGCAGAGTGGAGTAAACAATTCGCTAAAGCCAAAGAAGAATATGCTAAAATGAAAGTAATTAAAGAGAATACTTTATATAAACTTATTACTAAAGATGGTGCGACAGAAAAAACCATACGAGCTAATTTATCTAAATATAGTACAGCTAAAGATGTAGATGGAGAAACATTTAATCTTTTAGTTGATAAACTATCGCCTAAAGTTAGAATTAAAACAGAAGGTGCAGCAGTTAAAAATTTAATTGATAAGTATACTGTAGGCCATATAACAGAAAATCAAGCTGTAATATTTCCAAAATTAGCAGAAGAATTAAGAGGTTTAAACTTAAAAACTCCACAAGCTAAGCGTATAATTAAACTAGTTGATGAATTTGCAAAAGTTTATAAAAATGACCCTGATTTAGCGGGATTAACAAGTAGATTTAACGGTAGTATTGAAAGTAGTATTGCTCAATCTTTAGGAGGTAAATTAAAGCAATATTTAGTAAAATCTATGTGGGGTAGAATGATAAAATATACTCCTACAGATTTAGGTAAAGAAATTTCTTTAATACACAATATAGATAAATTATTCAAAAATCCGCTACACTCTGCAACAGCTGAGCAAGTTCTAAAAGATATACCAGATGAAGCTATACCTGAAGTTAGGTCTTTAATGAAAGAATTAGCTATTGAGCAAGCAAAGAAAGGTCCTATTAAAGAACCAACTATGACTAGAATGTATAAACAATCTAAGTCTGGTAAACTAGTTACTACAGATGGAACTTTAGGTAAAGGTGTTTATTTAGTAGACAAAATTAAAAATCCTTTGAAAACAAATACCGTTGCAAGTAAAGAAGTGGATACGTCTAAGTTAGCTACATTAGAGGATATTGCAACTATTGTAGGTAGAGACGTAGATATTAAAGAAGTACGTAATTTACCTAACATAAATAATCAGTTAATGGAAAAAGGTTTTAACGGTATAAAATTTGATAATAGAGCTATGCTATTTCCTGAGTTATTAAAAACGGAGGCCAAATAATGACAATAGAGCCTGAAGAATATAACTTGACTATACACAAAGGAGGTAAATTTTACTTTGAATTTCAGCTTCAAGATGATGAGGGTTTACCTATTTCATTAGTTGGCAAAAGTTTAAAATGTAGAATAAAAGAATCTGTTAGGTCTTCTGAAGTTTTACTTGATTTAACAACAGCTAATGGTGGTATGATTATAACTGATGCTGTCAATGGTATAGCAGCAATATCTATACGATCAGATGAGACCAGCGTTGATGCGGATAGAGGAGTTTACGATATTATACAAATAGATAATAGCTATCCTACTATTGAATCTGAGTATATTATGTTTGGTAAAGTAACGTTTATTACAGGGATTACACCACAATGAGTATAATAGTTATTAGAAGAGGTTTGCAAGGTAATAGAGGTTTAACAGGAGAGGCTGCTCCTGCGTCTATTACTGTTGCAAACAATATTGTTAATGTAAATGCAGTTGGTGATGCTATTGATGATATTACTACTTGTGCAGATAATTTAGCGGACATACAAGCAGCTCCACAGGCTGCGATAGACGCAGCTAACAATGCTGCTATGGCTACTTTTTTCTTTGGCACAACAGGTGGTTCGGCGAATGCTTATACTCTAGACACAGGTGGAGACATAGCATTAGCTAATGGACAAGCGTTTAGATTTATTGCTAATCACTTATCTACTGGTAATGTTACTTTAACTGTAGATAGTAATAGCGCTAAACCAGTTAGATTTGAAGGTTTATTTGAGTTACCAGAATACACAATTAAAAATGGTCAAGTTACTACGGTTATTTATGACAGCGTAAGTGACACATTCCAACCATTAGAAAGTAAGCCGGTTACAGGTGATATAATATTTTATAGTAAAAGCTCTAAGCCAGGCTACGCTTCTTTAGATGGTACCACAACTATAGGTTCGGCCGCTTCTGGAGCGACTATTGCAGCTGCTTATTGTGAGGGTTTATATAGGTTAATATGGGATAATAGTGATAATGCGGAATTTGCTGTTTCATCGGGAAGAGGTGGAAGTGCTGCAGCTGATTTTGCCGCAAATAAAACTTTAACCTTAGCTAGTGTTAAAGATAAATCATTGCATGGCGTAGGTACAACATTAACTAAGTTAGGTAAAACAAGTGGAAATGCTAATCAGTCTCCAACAGGAAGTATTAGCATAAACAGTTTTAATATTGCTGTACATAATTTACCTGTACATAAACATGAAAATGTTGGTTCACTAGGAGCAGGAAACAAATGGGGTGAAGGTTCAACTATTACTGCGGGTAATTTTAGTGGTTCCAGAACAGACCAATCAGCTTATAGTAGTCCAGTAGGAAGTGGCGCGAGTATTACGCCAACAGGTTCTTTTTCAGGTAGTTCTATGAGTATACTACATCCGGTATTTGGAATGCACGTGCTAATTAAAATATAGGTAGATTATGGAAAGATTTCAATACTTTGATAATATGGTTATGATAAATAATTCATACTTTGCTAAATATAACGACTTTATTTTAGACTGTATAAGTTTAAATATAACCAGCCCGTTAACTGAAAATGATTTTATTATTTATAAACCTTTAGTTGATGGTAAAGGTGGAGTACAAAAAATTGTAAATAACAATCATTTAAAAGCAGATAATGCTAATAACATTGTTATGGATAACATTATAAATAGAGTTTATGAATTTATTAACACTCAAAAACAAAGAGAAGTATTAACTAGAGAGTTAAAAAGAAACTCCATAGAAGTAGCTAAGCCTATAAAGCAAAAATTAAGAGAAGCATACGTTAGTTCTTGGCCTTATGACGAGCAAATTGAAGCATTAAGAGATGCTTTAAATGGCGATAGTACTAAATTAAATAAAATGAATCAAGATTTTGCGGCTGTAAAAGCAAAAATTAAGAGAAGCATACGTTAGTTCTTGGCCTTATGACGAGCAAATTGAAGCATTAAGAGATGCTTTAAATGGCAATAGTACTAAATTAAATAAAATGAATCAAGATTTTGCGGCTGTAAAAGCACAAATAATAGCTAATAACGGAGGAAACTAATTATGGCAGTGGTAAATTATAAAACTATAACAAATCATCCAGACTATAAAAAAATACAGTGGTCTGGTTTAAATAGCGGTGATGAAGGAAATGTGGCTAATTTTGCTGATTTTCCTGATAAAACTGTACAAATAGAAGGTACTATTAACGATGCGGTTACTTTAGAAGGTACAAATGATTCTACTTTTAATGTCTGCACAGATAGCCAAGGTAATCAAATATCTTTAACTTCAGCCGGCTCAAGACTAGTAGCTGAAAATTTTGAGGGTATTAAGCCTGTGGTAGCTGCAGGAACTTCATCAGGTGTTAAAATAACCATAACAATGGCGAAATAATGAGTAAACGACGTAGAAGAATACTCTTAGGAGTATCAGGAGTAAAACCACTAAATAAAATTGTTAGTGGATGTGAATTAGATATAGACGCTACAGTTTATGATAGTTATACAGGTGTAGGAGAAAACGTATTAAATATTGAGCCAAATCCTGCTTCGGGGTCTGCTCAATCTGCGCATGACATGTATTTGGGGGCTTCTGCAACTACTGACGGAGATGAACCAACTTTTAATGGAATTGCAGGGGATGCGGCAGCATATTTTAGTTTTGATGGTGGAGACCAACTGTTAGCTCAATCTGCTATGAACAACTTTTTAGGTAGTCTCCATAAAACAACTGGAGGTAGTGATTTTACTTTTTTATTTACTTTGTACTATATAAGCGCAACACAAGCTCTTATAAATACTAAAAATACTAACGGTATTAATCAAGGTGTAGACCTATATAGTTTATCTAATACGAATAAACTATATATGAGTCAAGGCAACGGTTCTACTAATCCCGCGGCAGTATCAACAAATACTTTTAATGCTTCTGCTTGGAATTTTGCTGCAGTAGCGCATAAACACAGTACTAATGAAACTACATTTTGGCTTAATGATGCAACAGGTGAAACTGTTTCACACGCTTTTGGTACTACAACAACTGATGCTTCAGGCGCAGGTTTATCTTTTGGTGCTTACGCTAATGGAACTTTTAACTTAGCCAATGGTTCTAGGATGAAATCATTAGCTTGTTTTAATAAAGTTTTAACTGATGAAGAAATGGATTTGGTAAAAGCTCAATACATGGTTCGTCATAATCAATCTTATATATAGGTAATAAAATGGAAGTAGCTTTTGATAATGGTAATATGTCTGGTATCGCTGTCATAGCCGATGGCACAGATAAAAAAGAAACGGTAATAATTTTACATGGCTTTGGTGGTCAAGCATCAACTATAAAAAATCAACTACCAATGTATAATTATTATTCAGATGTTAATTATATATATTTTACTGCACCTTTAAGAAATGGCGTTAGATATTGGGAGATGGCTACAAATAACGACGCTAATGAAATTATGGCTACAATATTAGAATTAGCTCAACTATATCCAATAGATATTAACAAATTAAAACTTATAGGACACTCTAATGGAGGTTTAAAAAGTCATAAGATAATTAAATTGTTTAAAAATAGTATTAAAGGCGCGATTATTTTATGTGCAGGTAAACCTGATGATATAGCTCCAGACTATGATAAATGTATAATTAGTTTTTTTGGTGGTTCCGATACTACTATAAATATTGATGGTGGTACAACCAATAGCGGCATGACTTATAATAGTGCTGATGCTACAGGTAAAGCTTATTTAGCTGGAGGCGCCCAAATAGTTAATGAGGTGTATTGGAATTCTCCTCATAATTTAACTATTACAGACCCTGCTACTCAAACAACTAGTTTAGCGGTAGAAATGGCTTCGTATGGCATAGATATGGTAAAATATTTTGCGGATAAGTTAAAAAATATGTAGGTTTATTATGGCTAGTGCTTTTAAGTTAACTTTTTCAATGGGTAACGTTGTGACTATAATTTGCGGGGTTATTTTTGCTTTAGGGTTAGTTACAACTCTGCAAATAAACCAAACTAAAATGGAAGAAAGGCATACAGCATTATCTGTTAAAGTGAGCAAAAATGAAAAGTCTTTAGAAATTCTAACCGACCTACGTATAGCGTTAAGAGATGTTGCTCAAGCGCAAAATTACCATGGTAAAAGATTAGAAGATATAATGCAAATGATTATAAAAGAAACAAAAGAGAGTGAAAATGCCTCTATTCAGCAAAAAAAGCAAGAAAAATTTAATTGATACAGATTATAGGTTAGTTAATATAGCTTACAAAGCTATAGAAATAATAGACTTTTCTGTTATTGAAGGTTATAGGAGTGAGACTAAACAGAATAAACTTTTTAAAGAAGGTTTTACAAAAGCTCAATTTCCTCTTTCCCCTCATAATAAAAAACCTTCAAGAGCTATTGATTTATTACCTTATCCTTTCCAAGGTTGGGAAAATAAAGAGCAATTTTTTTTACTAGCAGGAGTTATAAAAGCTATTGCTCATGAACAAAACATAGGTATACGTTGGGGAGGAGAGTTTAAATCTTTCTTTGACGGTCCTCACTTTGAATTATTAATTACGGAGGTTTAAATGTACGAAATGATTAGAAATAGAATGAAGTTTGGTGATGTTATATCTTTTAGCGGTAAAGGAGATATTTCTAACTTAATTAAGTGGAAAACTAATAGTGATATATCTCATGTTGGTATAGTGTTAGATACAGAACTTATTCAAGGTAAAAAACGTATTGTGTTAGTTGAAAGTACTTCACTAGTTAATTTACCTGATTTAAGAACCAAAGAAATTTGGAAAGGCGTTCAAATACATCATTTATCGCAACGATTAGATAACTACAATGGTCAAGCATACTATCATGAGTTACAAGCAGATTTATCTGAAGATTGTATAAATAATATGAAAGATTGGTTATTTGATGTGCACGGTAGTAAAACACCATATGACTCTGCTCAAGCCTTAGGTTCAGCTATAGATATATTTGACAATTTAGGTTTAGCTAACAAACCAGATTTTAGCTCTTTATTTTGTTCTGAAATGGTAGCTAAAGTATTCAACATTGCAGGATTAACTAAGGTTAATCCAAGCGAACAAACACCAGCAGATGTTGTTAAATATAACTTTTTAAGTGAAAGAATACAAATCAAATAAATTTTAAAATTAAAGATTGTATAAACGTCCATAGAACAACGATTTAAATTTTATGTATGAAACAATATAAAATTTAAAATCGTTGTTCACGGATTAAACATATTGAATTATGTTATAAATTAAATTTCATTTTAAAGTCATATTTAATAGGTTTTTCACGGTTATTAATTATATTTCGTAATTGCTCAGTAGAACGTATAAAATAAGCTTTTCCGCCTGCGTCTATACAAAGGTTAATTTTTTCTTTCTGTAGTTCACTAGGTTGGTCATTTTTCCACTTTATTTCAAAACCATAAAATTCACCATAAATACAAGCAACTAGGTCCATATTACCAGCTTTACTAGCAGCTATGATATTAATTACATATGCATTAAACTCTTCTTCAAGAATTTTTACGCATTTAGGTTGTAAAGGATTAGCCATTATAGCTCCAATAATAATTTAGTTCTTTCAGTTTTTTCTTTTAAACCATTATCTAAAAATGAGCTAGCAATTTCTATTGCCTTTACTATAGCTAAATAGATTGCTTCTTTAGGGTTAGAATTTCTAAATCCGCTATGCGCTTCTAAAGAGATACTTTTTATAGTAATAAATTCTATATTACAACTATATGTACCATCGTCACTTGTGTATAACCGAACGAAGCCGTAATTTCTAGCTTCAAACCACAACTCTTCCATTGTTAAAGGCGGTAAAATTAACTTACTCATTATTCAACTCCTATTATAGATATAATATTATTAACTTTAGGTACAAGAAAAGGTATTTTTTCTAAAACTTCTTTCATAGTATACCCATCAAATACCAAAGTATCTTTTTTATCATACGCAATTAAATAAGTAACAAGAATGCGATTTATCATTAGCTTTTGTCCTTTCTTACAGTTACATAACGAGGTAGAAACAAACTATAATTACCTTCTTTGTTTTCTATAATTTTATTGTAATCAATTTCAATATACTTACCAATAAAATATTGAGGGTCCATATTACGTAATTCATCAGTTAAACCTGAACCAACCTTAGTTACAACTTTTTTATCTCCTATAGAACCTTTGCACTCTAAAGCACCTATTAAACCTTCAAACCTACCTTCACCTTTTGTATAATTAACACAAAATAAATCACAGGTATTGGTAGCTTTCATTTTAATCCATGTTTTATTTTTGCGATAAGTATATTTATGGTATAAAGATTTTAAAATTAAACCTTCATAACCTTTTTTAATTAAATCGTCATATATATTAGTTAATTCTTCTTTATTTTCAACTAGGTAAGTTTCAGCATGTTTTAATTGAAAATGCTTTCTAGGTATGATATTCCATATTGCTTGTAATCTAGCATGATAAGAGTTTGAACATAGTTCTTGTTCAAACTCTTCCAAAGGTAGTAAATCAAATATATGATATTGTATATTTTTGTTATTTGGTAAAGGTGCACCAGTTTTAATTGACGAGTTTATTAACCCGCTAATTTTAGTATGGTCCTCGTTTTGGCTATCTCCAAATGTTAGCTCTCCGTCTAAAACTATTCTTTTTGCACCTATATAAGGTATAGATAATAAATTAATTTCCAGTTCTGGAAAATTGAATTCATGCCCGCCTCTAGACTTAAAAATAACTTTACCTTTATCTAATATAGTAATAACCCTTGAACCGTTATATTTTAACTGAGCTTGTATGGGAAAAGATATTTTATCTATATCTTCTTCCTTAGCTAATTGTATGTTAAACTTATTAATAAAAGTTTTACCAAAGACTTTATTTAAAGTTGTAGTAGACACACCACAAGCTAAATCTTTATTACATATTAGCTTTATTAAGTCTCCATTTTCTTTTGCAAATTCTTCAACAGTTATTCTAGCAGCATTGCCACTTAGTTTATTTGAAGCTAAGTTATGTAATATTTCCATTAAATCTGTTGTAAAAATACCTAAGCTATCCATATCAATATGAGTAAAATGAAGTCTATATACTTTATAAGGATTATACGCCCATTGAAACATTAATTTATCGTTTTCAGTAGCTTCTGTTTTTAGTACGCGCTGCTTATCAATAGTTGATGTGTGCAATCTTAATCTATTTATTATACTCATTATATTACCTCAAATACAGTGTCAACAAAATTTTCTTTATTCACAGATACAGTTTTATACGCTTTAGCACTTGCTGCGCCTTTAACCAATAAATAATTAACATTTATTTCTTCTTTACGATTCATATTAGCTTGCCTGGCTCTACGTTGTGTATGTTGAGCAGTAGAGTGATTTTGAGTATAAATAACTAGGTCTTTATATGTGGACAAATCTACACCTTCAGCATTAGTTTGTGCGTGTAGTATAGTAGCATTTTTAAAATACTTTTCTAACTTTATTTTATCCGCTTTAAAATAGTACATTATAACTAAATTTTTTGAATCTCCCCACTTATTTAGTATAAAGTCTACTTTTTCATTAAAACCTAAATTAAGGTACTCATCTCCTACTTTAAGTACTCCACCTTCTAGCATATGTAATGTAGCTCTAAGCTTAGCTGGTGTGTCACAAACTAAAGTATAGTCTTTACTAGTTTCAGCATGTGAAAAATGTAAAACTTTCTTAGTTACAATAGTATTGTATATATCTTTTAAATTTTTAGACAAAGTTATATAATGTAGTACATCATTAGGCTCATGCTCAAAACCTAATTCTTCTCTAGTGTAGCTAATAAATAAATGTTTACAGTCTGATTTTACCTTATTGTGATTTACTTTTGTATAGTCCACAATAGATTCACTAGCGGTTATCTTTTTTGTAAACAATTCACCGTTAGCTTTTCTAACGGAATAATCTCTATACCAGTCATAAAAGTTACTATAACGTTTCCAAGGACTCCATTTACTTAAAGCAAACTGATGAAAAAGCATTTGTGTGCCTTGAGCGTAAGGAGTAGCTGAACAGTATATAATTGGTTTATTAAGGGTAAAATTTTTTACTTTTTGCCATATTATAGAAGTTTTAGGATAACCAGAGATGAATTTATGTGATTCGTCTAGAATTACCAAATCAACCTTACCAGATATTTTATGCACACTTTCATAGTTTATACAAGTATATATATTAGTGTGAGGATGTTTTTCTAAAGTTTCAAACCAACCATTTAAAGCTTTCTTAGTTGTAATAATTAAAACGTTACTTACATTATTACAAGCTTCAGTTATACGGATAGCAGTAATAGATTTTCCTGTACGCTCCTCCATAGCTAAATAAACCATTAAATGCTTTTTTAATATTGGTAAAGCTTCTGATGCTATTTTTAGTTGATGTTGTTTTGCATACCATATTTCTTTAGTCATTACTACTATCCGTATATTTTAGCTTATAGTGCTACTTCTAACTTTTCTTCTTCATCAAAGTCAATAAAACCATCTGGGTATTCTTCAAACGCATGAAGTTTTTCTGTATATATTCTTGTAAAGTTTAACGGTACATTTTTAACCATCTCAACAAGCGCTCTTTGCTCTAAGAAATAACCCATATAATCTGCGCCTATAACTTTTTTATATGTATCAAGAGCATCACTTAAAGCAGATTCTGCTTTAGTTATGTGGGCCTCAGCTGTTTTAATACCAAATCTAGGTAAACCAGGAATGTTATCACTAGTATCACCCATCAATACTTGACGATATAAAGTTATTTCAGCATCTTCAGGTGTAACCTCAATCCATTCTTCTTTTACATAGTTATAATGTAAACCAGGTATTTGTAGTATGTCCTTATCTATGCCGCAATGAATAGATTCATAAAAAGTCATATCAGTAGCTATAGCGTCATCAGCTTCATAACCATCAACAACTATAGCATTTTTATGCTCAATCAAATAGTCATAAATATGGTTTAAAAATTGAGGACGTTTCATATTAGCTCTATTACCTTTATAAGGTTTAGTTTTAGCTATATCATATCTAAAGTTCTGCTTTTTAGCAGGATATTTAGTTCCATCGGATTTACCAGATAAATAAATACGCATTTTATTTACACCTGTATTCTCCATAATTTGCGATATAGTTGTATTAACTATATCGTAACCTGCGCCTTCCCAATGGTCTTCAACTACACAAGCTGTTCTATAGGCGATAATATCACCGTCAACAGCTAATATAGCTTTATCTCCAAGGTCTTCAACTTGTTTTTTAATCCTTAGTTGTTTAATAGTGTCCATAATTTTACTCTTGGTCATTAAGTTTAATTTTAGGTAAATGTTTTAGTTCAATTAAAAAAGATACGTTAGCTGCCATATGGTCAAGATGATTTAACCTAGATTCAGGGTCATTATCTTCACCACTACGCCAAGCGTCAAAGTGACGTTGTAGCGCATTAATATAACATTCTATATTATCAGTTTTACGCCAATTATTTGGCTTATACTTTTTAGCCCCATAGGTTAAAGCGCGTGCTGCTGCTAAACCTAATGAAGGAGGTACTAAAGTCATACGAGGTTTTTCTTTATCAAATTTCATAAAGCTCTCAACAACTTCAAAAGATATATTATGCTCTTCTAACTCTTTTTTGCAGCTATCACAAGGATAATGAGAAATATACATTTTTAGCTCTGAGTAATTTCTATACTTTTTTTCTTTATGTAATAAATTATTTATACAATGTATTTCAGCATGAATAACTTCAGCTTTTGTTGTACCGTCAGGTAACTCACATATTTCACCATCAGTGTGATTATTCCAACCAGAAGCAAACTCTATAAAATCTGTGGGTGTTTCTTGAACTATTATTGCACCAACTTTACGCTTTTTACATGGTGATTTATTAGCAACCTCAATAACACGTTTACTAATCTTTTTTAACCTTTCTTGTCTTTTATAATATTCTTTTTTCATTTTAATTTCCTTTGATAGTTGAATTTCAACAGGTGCAAACATTAAGCTAAACCTTTTACTTGATAAAATAGCGACTCTAAATCTTCAGTAGGAGCCTTATAATTTGCACCTTTATTAATATTAGCTTTTATATCCGGTAAAACTTTTTCAATTGCTTTAGTATCATTACTATCGCATATTATTCTTAACACTACAAGATAATAAGAAAACATATCTAAATCTTTTAAAGCTTCAACGCAAGAAATACATATTAAATGTGCTATTTTTCTTAGTATAATTATCTCATAATCTAGTTTAGAATAATCGGCTATATCAACATAACTAGATAATAAAGAAGCTTGAAATATATCTACATTAGGTTTTTTGTGTTTACTTATATGTTTTTCAAATAAACTTTCAATATATTCAGGAGAATAGCCTAATTTCCATAATATGCCTATAGCTACAAAAGTAATGTCTCCAACAGCGTCTAGTGTTTCTATAGGGTTACCTATTATTCGAGCGTTTTCTAACTCTCCGGCTTCTTCAACTAATAAAGCATTAGCTAAACCAAAATTAAAAATACGTTCATAGCGCTTTTCATTCCAATTTATTACTCTTTCAAAAACTGAAGTCATTTTTTAATCCTTATACATTTAATTCAAATTTAATTACAGGACCTGAAATATAGTTATTAATGTTTAACATTTCAGGTTTAAAGTTAAATACTGTTGCGTCTTTATCTATACTATAAGAAGGTGCGTCAGGAAAACGCAAATTAGGGTAATCACTTAATGTTGTGTTTAAAAATATATCTACTTGAGGCAGATGATTTTCATATATATGAGTATCACCTAATATCATAGTTATGTTTCCAGAAGTAAAACCACATTGATTAGCTAATATAATATTCCAAGCAGCAGCTAAAATAATATCACTAGGTAAACCTACCATAGTATCAACACTACGCTGATACCATATCATATCTAAAAATGTTACCTCTTTTTCATTAACAATTTCAGTTCTTGTATACCACTGATACAATAAATGGCAACAAGGTAAAGATAGCTCATCTAATCTATCTGGGCGCCAAGCAGATATAATCATTCTTCTGTTATTAGGGTTAGTTTGTAATGTATTAATTAATTCTTTTAATTGATTATAGCCGTTAAAGTCTAACCAAGCATTACCGTAATCTAAGTTTAACTCTCCTCCTTTAGCTTGCTCTTCATCGTATAAACAACCCTCTTTTTCTGCCCCCCAAGCATCCCAATAATTGCAACCATATTGTTTAAAGTCATTTATATGCTTGGGACCTTTTAGCATAGCAGCTAATTCACCAATAACAGGCTTATAGAACATTTTTCTACTTCTTATTAAAGGAAATGTTTTACTTGTATCAAAAGCTAAAGTTTTACCAAACAAAGAAATAGTAGCGCCATTACGAGTTTCTTTTTTTAGCCCTTCAGCTAATATTTCTCTTATTAAAGACTTATAACTCCATTCTATATCTAAAAGGTCCTTAGGCATACTAATCCTTTCTTAAAGCTAAGTTTTTCGCAGTATAAATATGTATAACTCCTCTGTCATCTTCAACAGCATAACGTTGTAAGCCAGATAATTTAGTAAAAGTACCGATGACAATTCCAGAAAAAGTATAATCTCCTGTTATTTTTTTAACTTTAGTTCCAATAGGAAAAGTAAACTCTTTAGGTTTTACGGATTTATTTTTTTCCTGTACACATGTGCGTTTACTTCTTATTGTTTTAAGATTGTTTAAGTGCTTATCATAAAAAGCAGTTGCTCTTTGACTTTCTTGTATAAATTGTTTTTCATATTTTACGACGTTAGATTTTTCTTCTTCTAACATCTTTATAGTGTCATTTAAATACTTATCATCAGCATTTTCAAAATCTATATTATCTGCTATTGCGTCACCAATAGCTAAAAACATTTTAAAATCATTCATTTTATTTTCCTTTCCTTTAATTAAGTTAAAAAAGCGGGATAACGGGGAGATTTGAACTCCCATAACATTGCGCAATGTACCTAACCATTCAGTCACGTCATCCCTAACCTGCGCAGGTATTTTATTGGTTATACTCATAAATAAATGTACCAGATTCTATATCTCCCCAATTCCAACCAACTCGTATATTTACTGGCATTGGTAAATCAGTAATAGTTACAGATTGACACATTTGTTGCCAAGCATCTTGCATAGCATCAGCTATAATTTTAGAGGCAGGCATATAAACAGCGTCATTATTAGGCGCAGTAAATATATAATTATCATGCACAAAATTACGAAGTTGAATATCTTTACTAATTTCTTTAAGTTTTGGAAGCATATAGTGCATAGCTAGTTTAGCCACCTCAGCTTCAAAACCTTGTATTTGCATAGCTAATTGGTCTGTCATCAGTTTAGCAGTATAACGTCTACCCAATGGAGTTTGCCATGGTTTTTTACTCCTCCAATCTTTAATTCCTAGTTGTTGCCAATTGTCAATAGCTATCCAAAGAGTCAACCAATCTTTAATAAATTGTTTGCCATCTTTTTCATCTAAAAATAAATCAGCTGATTTAATAAGAATATTTAAGAATACACCTAAACCAGCGCCAAACAATAAACCAAAATTAGCCGTTTTACATATTTGACGTTGCTCAGGCATAAAGTTTTTACCAAAAATCATTTCTGCAACATAATTATGTAAATCTTCACCAGCTCTAAACAACTCCTCCATTTTTTTATCTCCCGTTTTTGCACAAACACATCTTAGCTGCATTTGAGAAAAATCAGAATAAATAAGAATAGTATCACCATTTTCAGGTACACCAAATAAACTTTTTAAACTACGGGGTAATTGTTGTAAATTTTGGTCATCTGAAGTTGTTCTACCTGAACGAGCAGAGCACTTAAATTTACCGTACAGTAAGCCAAAATTATCGTCTTCAGGGCAAGGCTCTATACTAGAATATTCTGCCATTGTATTAATAAACTTAGCTAAAAAAGAATTATTTTTAACTAATTTGCGAGTTTCACGAACATTTGCAGCTTTAGTATTACCTTGTAAAGCTAATTTAGCTAAACCTAAATCGTCAGAATTTTGTGTGTCTATATAAGCTCTTACTTGTTTATAAGAGTTACAATTAATGGGTAAACCAATTTCATTAATACGAGAATTATTTTTAATAAATCTTTCTCGTATTTTTTGTCTATTAACAGGCATACCGTTATTCTGAAAGTCTAAGCAATTTCTAGTTGTAAGTATATCTAGTTTATAGCTAAAATCTTCTTGTTTTACTTTAACTATATCATAAACTTTTTGCAAATAATATACATCAGCTGCAGCATATTGTTTTTGACTTTCAGATAAAACAGGAACACTCCAATCAGATTTACCTTGCTCATTATCCTCATAAGGCCTTTCACCTGTTACGTAATAAACAACTTCTGTAAAGTTAAACTTTTCTTTTAAGAAAAAGTGTAGTCTAGCTAAAAGAAAAGTACAATCAAACTTTTCAGGAATCCATTTCTGTTTACCTAAGTTATCCTGAATAGTAGTTATATCATAATGAGCATTATGCATTATGATATGTTGTTTAGATAATAAACTAACTAATTCATAAGGTGAAGGATATTCAACAAATATAATAGTTGGCCAATCTTCTTGATAAAATTGAGCTAACCTAATTCTACCATAAAAACCTTGTGTTTCTGTATCAAACATTAAAGGTTTATTAGAGTCTATTAAACTTCTAACATCTGCTATAGTACTAAACCGATAATCTAACATTATTTACGCCTTTATATAATTATTAACATTTAAAAGTTACGTGATAACCTTTATGTATTTTAACTGCGTTAGGCGCAACTTTGCCATTAAAAGTAATATCTTTTTTATCATAGGCAAAAACTTTATACAAATAAGCCTTTGCTTTAGGATTAGAAGCTTCATGATTTTTTACTGCTTTATACGCAGATTCATAATCTTTAAAAGTTTTACCTATAATAGTGCTATTCATCATATACTCCCAAGTTTATTTCTTTTGTTTTACCTCCAGTAAAAGCATCATGTAAACTTGATGCTTTTACCGCATCTATAGCTTCTGCATCTACTGCCATAGCGCCTAAAGCAAAATTTGCTCCTGAGCCAATAGCGTGATATTTATATAAAGATAGTTCCATTAATTGTTTATCGCAATCAAAAAACCATAACTTTTTACTACCTAATTTACTTTTAGTAAAAATAATAGCTTTTAAATCATATTCGTTAATTTTTAACTTTTCTAAATTATTAAGCTGATTTTTAGCTATATGGTTAAGTAATTTTTGCGCTGTAGTTAATCTACCTGCCACTCCTACAATATAAATATTGCCATGGCTATCAATTATTTCGTGTATCTTAGTTTCATCAGTTGATATTATTGTATCGCCAACTGATACTAAACCATCTGCAGCAATATGATAGTCTTTATACGCTATTGTTGTCATTATTTAACCTTTATTTCATAATTTTTATCTACAAAATTGTCTGCATCAGGATAAGCCTTGTAAAAGAATTTTTTACCTGCTTCTTCATTTCCATCCGCTAGATTTACATATTCTTGCAAGTGTGATTCATAAGATTCACGTTTATTCTTAAAAGCCACTAATTTAGTTACCTCTTCTTTAGTTATGCATTTTAGCTCTTTTCCTATATAATCTTTTAAAAATTTCATTTGTTTAACCTTTTAATATCTTTTAAAACATGTTGCATATAAAAAGGACAAGATGCACTACTAGAAATAATGATTTTCCGATTTGTTTTAATATGCTTTAGTTTTATATGTTTCCGATAAGGAAGTATCTCTAAGCCATATTTTTTACACCAAGTTTCTAATTGTAACTTATCCTTTTTACGCATAAAATTACTGCAAACTACTTTAAATTTTCGAGCGATTTGATATCAACATTGTTAGCTTTTAGAATTTCAAGCATTTGCTGTTTTTTACCTTTAAGTACAAGATTATTAATCTCTTTAAGTAAAGTTTGCTCTTTTTCTTTTAACGTTTCATACGCTTCTTTATCTACTTTTTGAACAATCCAAGCATATTCAATATTAACATTTTCAAAATCTAAAGTATCTTGAATGTCAACAGTTTTAACTTCAACAAGAGTTAAACCATTTTTACCTTCTACTAAAACAGTATCACCCACTTTAATTGTTTCATCAATTGTTTTGTAGGTATAGAACTTACCCATAGAATTAAAAGCAACACTGATTGCTCTTACTTTTTCGTTTGCTAAAAAAATAGCTAATGATTTATTTAACATTTTCTTGTCTCCTTAAGAAATTAATTAGTTACTTATTTATTTGATTCATTGCGCATAACCTAGATTCATCACCTCTGCTCATCGCACAAGATAATTGTATAGGGTCAACTTTTTTACTGTTTTTTGCAATTAAATGATTTGCATGCATATTACACGAAGTAATTATTAAGCAAAATAAAATAAATCCTACTGTTATACACAAAGATAAAAATTTTTGAAATTGCATAGTAAAACCTTTTGTTAAAATTTTATCAAAAAATTACGGTAGACTTTGTATAATTAAACAGTTTTAACTCATGCTTAGGAGCTTTTATAAGGTGGTATAAATCCTTATAAAACTGGTTTAGACATAGCTTCATTTGATTCTACTACTGTTTCGTCGGTTGGCATATCGTCATGTTTTTCATCAAAATCAACAAAACCACCTTCTTGAGATTCAAATCCACCATCATCTTTATATTCAACAAACTTGAATATTTGTATATTGTTTAGGTATAGTGAAACACCAACAGATTTATCATTTTTATTACCTGCGGAATAACGTTGAATACTACCGCTAATAGCACCTTGAGTGCCGTTACCAATTTTTCTACCTCCAAGTTCTACGCGTTTACCTATAGAATTATACACACCAATTTCTTTAGATTTACCATCACCAAAACTTGTTTTAGTAGAAAATTGAAACGCTACTTTACCTGTTGGTTTAGACTTTTTATCTCTTTCACTAGTTTTGGTGTTAGGCGCATATACACCATCTTCATCTTGACGTAATTCTTTATAACCTTTAGACTTAACAGTTTCATTCGCTTGAACATTGCCCAGGCAAACTTCAATTTTTTCTATTAAATCTTCAGCTTTTGATTTATCCATAACAATAGTAGCTTGATACACATAACCATCATCGTTATAGTTTCTTTTACCTTGTCCACTAATATGAACATAACTTAATTCACCTACTGGGGTAGTTATCTTTTCTAACTCTGACATAAGAACTCCTTAAAATTTATTAAACATTATATTAAACATTATATACAGCAACGAAAGAATCGCTATATTTGAACAATCATATTATATAATATTATTTTATAAATGTAAACAAAAATTTTTAATTTAATTGTTTAATTATTGTTACAATTAATAGTTTTTATCATAGCACAAACATAATCAATTTGTGTTAAGCAATCATCAATAGCTGTATGGCGCATACCTTTACACTTTGTTTTAACTTCCGGGGCTAAAAATGTTAAAGTACGAATATCTTTAACTGCGTTATATTTCCAAGGCATATTAGAATGCCCATAAGATTTAAATAAATTTTCTATTATAGGTGCATCAAATGTAGCATGACACCATATACTAGATTCTTTACGGTATACAAAAAAGTCTTGTATATCATTAAGCATTTTATGATAAGTAATTCTAAAGTCTTTTTGAAAAACTTTAGCTCTTACTTCATCTCTTTGACTCATCCACCATTGAATAGTTTCAAAACAAGGTTTTGAATACTTAAAATTAGGCTCAACTAAAGCATGATATTTAGCTCCAATTTCTCCTTTTAAATTGAATTCAACTAACCCAATCTCAACTACTGGTGCAAGGGCAGTTTTTCCTAATGTTTCTAGGTCAATCATTACATGTTCAAAACTCATAGTAAATCCTCCAAATTTTCGTGTAAAATTTTAGGGTTAATAAAAGCAATAATAGGAAGTACAAAAATAATTATTACTATACATAAGACTGCAAAGCTAAAAGATAAGCTTATTAAAACTATAACCAACAATAACAATGGCATAATACATAAAGTAACTAAAGCGGATAAAAGTCTATTTTTCATCTTTATCCTCCAAAACTATTTCACTTTTTTGTATATACCTAACCTTTAATTCCCCATTTTCATGATAAGTTTGTTTGACTATTAATCCATCTTTACATAGCATTTCAGCTTCCATTAAAGGAGTTTTGATTGCTTCATATAAAGCTTGCATAGCTGCAATTTGCATATCTTTAAAAGTACTTTGTTTATTACGCGTATCTTTCATTAAATAAACACTTGCATCTTCAATAACAGATACAGGTATTGCTTCAAGATAAGCAATAAAATCTTCAGCAGTTATTACAGTTGTTTCTGCTTTACTCATTTATAACTCCATAGTTAGGTTTTTTAATAATTGAACTAATGTGATTAGGGTCTAAAGTTAACTTTTTAAATAAGCTAAAATGTTTGTACTCCTCATCATTTGCTGGTAATAATATCACTAAGTTTTTACGCCATTTTAATAATGTATCTTTATCAATAATTTTATTAGTAATATTAATACCTTTTTCTTTAGGTAAAATCTTTTTGAAATATTCTGTTGTGTAATAAATATATAATGTTTTACTTACCATTTAGTTCTCCTAGTTTGTAAATACTTTATGGCTAGCTCTTGATATAGCCACATATAATAGTTTTAAATACATAGTGTAATCTTTTTTAGCGCATATAGCTAAGTCTTGAGTATCTATATAAACATGTTCGTAAGTGCTACCTTGTGACTTATGCACAGTCATTGCATGCACAAAGTCTAAACATATAACACAATTTTTAAAACTTAAATAGTTTTTCCATGCTTGATTTCTACTTTTAGCTAAGGGGTTTTGCCAATTTATTTGGGCCCATTTAGTTAATTCTTTTGCTTCTACACTGTATTTAGCTTTTATTTGATTATTTATAAACACTGCTTTATTAGCTAGGTATGATTGTACCTCAAGATAATTAGCATGGCCAAATACAACAGCTCTTATTTCTTCTTCTCCTTTAGCATTTACCAAAGTATAAAATTTAATACCTTCCATTTGATGTAATGTTTCAAGAGTTTTGTGTTTGCTGTCAACTTCCAATAGCTTATCATCATACATAAGTATATAAGGCGTAACTGTATCTATACTAATAATAGTATATTTTTCTCTTTTAGTAGGGCTAAATACTTCATCACCTAAAATAGGTTCTATTTTACCCTCAATTTCACTATTAAGCTTTTGCACGGTTTTATTTGTATAAGCCAGTATAACTTTTTCCCTATCATCTCTTTTAAATTCTTTAACTATATCTATATCTCTAATTAGTGTTTCATGAGGTAATAAGGCCTTAGCTTCTTCACCATTAATATAATCATTAAGAGTAAGTAAAGTCTCCTGTAGCTCATTATCCCCAGATTGTCTATATATTTTAGTTAATTTACACCAAAAAGGTCCTTTAGGTACTATAGCTATCATATCTTTAACAGGTGGTAGCTGATTAGGGTCACCTATATAAACTACTTTCATAACTAGCTCACCATCTTCATCATATTGTAAGGCAGCTATGTCTACATAATCTCGCTCGCCAACCATACTAAATTCATCTATAAATAATAAAGTAATTTTTTCTGCCCCACCCGTAATGGTGCTACTTTCTACGTGCTGACGGCTAACAGCATTACCATTAACAGTTGGTCGTTTTGTTAAATAACTATGTAATGTACATATTACAGCTTTTGCAGGTAATTTTTTCCTCAGCACATTACACGCTTTATGAGTAAAAGCACTAACTATTGGCTGTATATTGTGTTCTAAACAATGCTTAACTAAAGTTTTTAGCGATGTTGTTTTACCGGTGCCAGCTACACCTGTTATATACATATCAGGTTCATCCGACTCCAAGAATGCAAAAAACATATCTTCTAATTCACTCATTTTGGTACCCCTTGCGTTTGTAATTTCCAAGTAGCTTTAATTTTAATCGTTAAAGCTTCTAATTGTGCTTTAAATTCAGGCGCATCATGTTTTATACGCTCTTCAATATTATTAATAGCATTAATAATTGTTCTATTAAAAGCATAAGCAATTTGAGTTAATGAATTATATGTTAATTCATTACATAAGTACATAGTTATATGCCTATAGTGTACAATTTTAGCTTTTCTAGATTTATGCTTTAAATCTTCCACACTAAAACCATACTCAAAAGCAACTATTCTTTGAATATGTGACATTTTTATAGCTTCAGTTTTTCCTAACTTTTTACTAATTTGTGTTATTGGTTCACTCATAACCTAAATCCGATAATTTAATACAATCAACACTAGCGTAAATATTATATTTTTCGTTTAATAGATGATTGTTATACTTATTTTGAATACGCTTACAATCTTCATAAGAAATTATAGCAGTCGAAAACGCTCCATAAATAGATATAATAATTAAAGCCATTAGGTTACTCCTTAAATAATTATAAGTATTTTTATAATAAACTTATAGTAATAAGTTAAAATTATTTAACAAAATAGTCATTAAATGCAGTTATTAAAAAACCTATTATAAAAAATATACCTAACTTTATAACTATATCTTGATGTTTATATAATAAAGCAATATACTCGTCCATTATTCTAACCCTTTTATTTGTTGTTTAGCTTCGTCAAGTAAAAAGTCTTCTTCTTTTTGCTCAACTTGTTTAAAGTTATGTAAATCATTTATGTAGTAATAAAAATGATTTTCACCTTTTTTAGTTGTATGGCTTCTTTTAAAGCCTTCTCTTTTCATAAGTCTTATTAATGTTCTTGTTGAGCCTGCTCCCTCAGTCATGGCCATATATAAAGCTTCTAATCTTTCGCTTTCAAGTCTATTCTTTTCCCACATTTCATCTATGGAAGGCGTACTAAATTCTGAAGCTAATTCTTTAAGCATATCAAATTGGCTATTACGAACGTAGTAAACAATTTGCTCCGCTGCAGGTAAGCTATCAATTATTAACTTTTCTTTATCTTCATTCATAGGAGCAATAACATATTTATCGCTAGACAGTTTAGGTATTTCAGTTCCTAAATAATAACAAAAGTCTTGTGTTTCCTGTTTAATCCTATCTTGTACATTAGATATACCTCCCATATCTTTTACCCAAGGTTGTGCTTCCAATTTATTAGGAGTATTAATAAAGGCAAAACGCCTATCGTCCATTTCAACAGGTAAAGGATTATTATTAGCTGTCATAATAAAACTAATACAATGCTTATAATTAAAACCATCCGAGCGCATAGCTCTTATTTGCATTTCTTCACTACCTGTATAAGCCTTTAGCTTACCTAATACTTCTTGTTTTTCATTATTTCTAGTTAGCTTATTTCCATATTCGTCCAATTGAATAAAAAATTTATCCAGCATCCACCCATTATATTGTTCAACAAATACCCTTGTATCGGGTTTTGACACATACTCGTCACCAATTATACGCCTTATAATGTTAACTAATGTGTCTTTACCACTTCCCGGCTTACCTATTAAATATATTATAATTGGTGAATATTTAAAAGTTGTAAACTTAGTTTTTAAAAAGCTAAGTACAAACATACGCATTGTATCATCAGGTATTAAACTCTCTAAATAATTCAAAGTTGCAATTGGTTTGTTATAATTAGTTTTATACGGTAATGGATTATTTATAATAGCTAATTCTTCACTTTGCCTAAATAAATTATACCTATCTGTAGCTTCAATATGCCCAAACTCTAATGAAGGATTTAATACAGTACGCACTATTTGCTTTGTACTATCGTATTGCATTTCAGTAACAGAACGCCCCATTAAAGTTTTTAAAGTATTTATAACCTGTCTTTTTTCGTTAAATCCTTTTATATAAGGTACACTATAATTAATTAAGTAGTAAGTACTTTTAATATCATCAAAAAAGCTTTCTAAATAGTCACCATTTATTGCAGTTGCTATAAAACCCATTTTTTCCCAATGAGGGTCATATTGCCATATAGGTACACCATTTATAGTTGCTTTACTTTCAACCATTGGATTAACTATAGTTGAAAATAATGTTGCACGATTTAGAGGTTTTTCCCAAAAACTATTGATTAGCAGCATAGTTCTTGTATAAGTCTCAACATTAACAGAAATATCTGCGCCTAATATAGCACTAACTTTGCTTAAATACTCGCTACCACGACCGTTGGGAATATCATTGGGATGTAAATGTCCTTTTTTAACATAACTAGGTAAATCCCTAAAGCTATATGGTGTAATAATCTTAAACAATCCTGGGTCGTATTTTTCATTTTTTACAAACACATCTAATAAAGGTGCTAGTCTATTAGATATTGTTGTTTTCACCTGATTTGATTTTGCAACATTATCAGGTCTTTTAGATTTTAAAGTTTTTAATAAAGCTAATATATTAGAAGGCGCTTCTTTTATTTCAGGTAATTCAGTTTTACCAACCCAACTTTCTTTTGTATAATTTTCTTCTGTTGGTAAATATACACAACCCTCATCGCTAAAAAAGTCAAGTTCTAAGCAATCATTTTTAAGTTGAAAACCACCCACTTTATCCGTATATTTATATAGTATAGTACCACCACCCTCAGGTTTCCCTTTACTAACAAAGTGAAAGTTATAGTTGGGGTCCAAACTTTTAAATATATCATAAGTAGCTTGGTTGTCGCAATCTATAGCTATAATATTAGACTGCTTACCTGTTAGAGCGGCAGCTAATAAGGTTGTTTTAGTGTTAAATTCTTTCGCATATTTTTTATTCCAATCTTTTTCATATATAGGGATTGTTTTCTTACCGCTTTCAAGACGTTTTAACTCGCCTTTAAGCGGTACAGTGTACCAACCCGCTTTTATAAATAATTCAATTAGCATAATTAATTATTATTTTCTAGTTCAACACTTCCCAACGTCCTAAAGGCATTTTCCCCACATATACAACACTAGAAGGATTAGACACTACTTTTTTACTTTCTTTAGCTAACCATTTAGGGTATAAGCTATTATATATAGTTGCTGAAACTTCTTTAGGGGTATTTTCATTATGTAGAGCAGATACATAACTAAATAATTTAGCTAAAGTTGGTGGTGTTATACTACCCTCAAGATTATATTCTTTAATAAGCTTTAATACAGGTACACCAAAACTATACTTTGTGTGCATATTTTCAAGTAAAGATTCTTGTATTAGTGTAATCGGGCGTCCCATTATTTTACTCCTTTTAGTTACTTTACAGGCAATACCGACTGTAATATCATTTACTATTTTTTATTATTATATATTATATATTATTATTATTATTTTGTAAATAAATAAATTGAAAATTTTTTGCGTTATATACGTTACATAATATAAGTTGTAATATCTTATTATTCGGTCATTACATAATGATAAGATATCCTCTATGCAAAATATTTTTATCGTTATATGAAGCTATAAAATGTTTCAATAGTATTACAAAATATAAAGCCCTACTAGAAATAGTAGGGCTTTATTTGTGTCAAATATAACAACTAATATTATGCTGTTGCTGGTGTGAAAGTTAAACCCTCATTTTCGAGATAAGTATTAATCTCTTCAGCACTAGCAAAACCTAGGTCAGTATCTACAATTGATTTTCTAGTCTCTTCAATTTTAGCCTGCTCGGCAAGAATATTTTCAGGAGCAATGTCACCATTAGCAACTTTATTAAGCAATTCTGCGTTTGCATTTTTAGCTTCTCTTTGCTGTTTAGTCCAGTGTGATACACCTTCTTTACACATGGAATTAAAGCCTGTTGCAGTTCTAACTTTTGTACCAAACTCAACAGCAGATTCACCTACTAAAGGCATCCACCTTTTAAAGTAGTAGCATTTAATAGCAATAGTATTTCCATCATTATCCTTAATAAAATTTCCGCCAACTTCACCGCGTGAGCTTTTAGCCGAAACTAGTTCAACAACTTGGTCAATAACATCGGATACTTTAGCATCTTTATTAGAATTTAGTAAGTCAACAATAGGTTGATAAGCTTTTTTAATCATTATAATAATCCTTATTAGAATTGATTCTCTTCGCACTGTGCCTGGTGAGAATCGTTACCAGTTATATATATATTATATTATATATATAAACAAATGTAAACAATTAATTCACAATTAATTCACAATTAATTCATATATATATAATAAATATTATTTTGCAACAATATTGAAGTACAACACTTTTGCTACATACTTCTTTTGTTTAATTGTTGCTTTACCTATTGCAACTAAGTTAGCAACAATTAAAGCATTCTTTAGTTTAGTTTTAAATAATTTGCTGTCAGTTATATTAATAACATTACTCATATTTAACCTCAACTAATTCTGCGTCAATCCCAGCGCTTTTTAAATCAGCTTTACAGAATTCAGCCGTACTTTTGTTGGCGAATGGAATTTCAACATTTTTATTGTGAACTATGTACTTTAATATATAGTAATATTCATGTTTCTTATTTGTCGGCATTGCGGGCCCCCATTTCAGCCAATCGTATATTGATACGCTCACGATTGATATGTTTATCTAATTCGCTAGGCGTCCAATTATTCCAATATGTAGCAAATATAGCATCGTCGATACATTTATTACGATGCTCTTTATGACAATTAGCTAGGTTTGTTGTCATACCTCGCTTTTGCATCTCATTGCATAACTGGATATGCCTTATAGCTAAATATCCTAATTTATCATAAAAGAATTTAACATGGCCTGCGCCCATAGTATAGCTATGCACAGTTTGTTTATAACCCCGCAAATAAGCGTTATAAGCAAGTGTAAATACTCGCGGTAGCTCGCGGTATTCAGCAAGTAAATGCTTATCATGTAACTCATTTGGCGGAATGCAATTAATTCTAGTCATAGGTTAAAACCTCCGATTATATTACGTTAGTTTACTTTTTAGCCGCACTGCTTACCTAATAATATTCTTCATACATTTGTAGCGCAAACATATTTTCTAATTTATAGATATGTTCTAATTGAGCTAGTAAATGTTTTAACGCTTTTATTTTACCCATAGCCTTATCAATTCTAATCGCATTATAAAGCTCATTGTCCACCAAATAAACAATATAATACGTCTTTGATTCTTTGACTGATTGTGTCATTAAATGAGTTTCGACCTGATTGCGGAGATTCTCTATTTCTCTTACATTCTCTATAATATTTTGTGTCATAGTATTTCCCTAATATAAAGGTTAAAATTGTTGCGATTAGTACTAGTAGTATTAACTTAACCCACATAATGGCTAATCGTAATAGCGATTAAAATAATTATAAATGCTATTATATTCAGCCTATTAGCTAGTTTAATTAATTTTGGCCAGGGTGAAGGCTTTTTAGCTATATAAGCTTCACCAGTGGGGTCTAAAAGTAAATAGAAGTTTGCACGCCTATTAACCCATTTATAGTAAATTGTTTTCACTTTATACCCTCCTGTTTTTGACTGGTAAGTTGTTGACTTTTCTGTAAACCTCGTCACCGATGTTATTATCCCACAAATTAAGGCAGGTGAGTTTGCAGTCAGCTAATACCTTTGCGATAGCCTCTGCCCCTGCATCGCCGATGTTATTAGCAGATAAAAAAAGGTGCGTGAGATTACAATCAGCTAATACCTTTGCGATAGCCTCTGCCCCTGCATCGCCGATGTTATTATCCCACAAATTGAGGTAAATGAGATTACAAGCAGCTAATACCTTTGCGATAGCCTCTGCCCCTGCATCGCCGATGTTATTATCCCACAAATTGAGGTAAATGAGATTACAATCAGCTAATACCTTTGCGATAGCCTCTGCCCCTGCATCGCCGATGTTATTGTTGGATAAGTCTAGGGAAGGGAGTTTGCAGTCAGCTAATACCTTTGCGATAGCCTCTGCCCCTGCATCGCCGATGTTATTGTGGGATAAGTCTAGGTGAGGGGCATCTTTTATAAGCAATCTTAGCCCCTCAACGTCATTATTTTTAATCGCCTGCATAATTTTTGCTGTCATTTTTATATACTCCTAAATTTAATCAATAATGTATTACAATGAGCCATGTAACAATTATTAATTTTATAATTTATTTAAAAATAATTGTTAACTCATAAATATATTATATATCATGCTGCGAGTTTGTACACAATTAATTTGATTTTTTTCAATTTTATAACTAATATATGGTTAATTTTATTAACTAATATAGCTAAATATTAATTTAAAATGTCATTAAAATTGAGCTATAGCATTTAAATCAATTTTAAAGCTCGTACGGGATAAAATGAGCTTTTGCTTATTGCACATCAAAAATGACTGATTTGTTGCTATAATGAGCATTCTAATTGTCCGAGTTTTGAGGCATATTTTTAATTGCTAATGAATTAAGAGAGATGTTTTGGTTTTGTTACAAATGAGTTTGTATAATTTGTGATGCAAATGGGAATGTGTTAGAAATGAGGCAGACTTTTATTGTAGTGGAAATGATGCGTAAAATTTGCCGTAATGATTTTGATATATAATTACAAAATGTGTTTAATTGCAAAAAACCGCATAATATATATATTATATTATGCTTGTATTAGTAGTATTACAGATGGGATGTTACTATTATTATATGCTTATGTTACATATTAGTAGAGCGCGGTGTTACTATACGGGTGCGACATTTATGTCACACCAAAATTTGCCGGTTTGGTTGGGTTTTTGTAATTTAATGCATTTTGTAATTATATATTAAATATGTTACGTAACAAAATTAAGAATTAATTACAAAATGTATTATGCCCTAAAATTAATACGATTAAAATAGTCGTGTAAATAGTGTTACAAATTGGTTGTCCCAGTAGTACCTCCACCACAACATTTAGTTACTAGAGTTTTAAAGTTTTGAAACTAATAAGTGTAAGAATACTGAGACACTACAATAGTATTACATAGTTATTATTTTATAACATTAAAGCAATGAAATAGCACAACTATAGCAGTATTAAAGTTGTATATCTTTATAGCTATAGAAGTGTATATCTTTATAACTATAGAAGCGTAATATTTTTGAAAGTACTATAATTACAGAATGTCAGAGGGGTAGGGTGTCGCCCTGGGCTCGTTCATTTGCATCCAAGGTCTGGTAGGTTTATAACCCACTTTTGAGTATTGTATTAAATTTATTAAAATCTATCTAGTAGGTTTATAACCACTTTTGAGTATTGTATTATAACAATATTAGACTGTAACACTATAC